CTGAACTATCCAAATGGCTGTGCTGTCTGCCCAACCCAAATCCCAAACCGTATAACAAGGCTTGGTAGGGTCGTAGCGCACTTTAGTTATGCGTTCTTCCAGTTCGGCCATTTGCATTTCACGGGCAAATACGGCACCGTCCACAGTCTGGCGGCATAACCCTTCCCAAACGGTGTTGTAGGCTTCAGGATCGTTGGCTTTTAACGTCCGGCGCTCGACATCTAAGACTTCTGGAAACCAAGGATTATCTGACCAGTTGACCTTTTGGGTGATGCAATTCTCAGCTGGATGCAGAATAAATCTCTGATAAGTAGCGTCAGATTCCAACTCAGGATTCATCGTAATCCAGATCTCGGAGTCTTTTGCCCTTATCGTTGGGATCAAAATATCCCATGACCGAGCGGATACGGCCTGAGCTTCCTCTACCCAGACTATCGTGCAACCCTCGTAGGATTTAATATTATGTGGGTTATTCTTTAGTCCAACAAAGACAAACTCCGTCCCGTTTGCGCCCCTGATAGAGTTTTGGGTAATCTCATAAAACCCAATTAATCCCATTTCAACGATCTGGTCGGATAGGAGTTTATGGACGGATTGGCTAATGGAGTTCTGAAACTCTCGGGCGCAAAGGATCCGGTGAACTTGTTTAGCACCGAGAATAAGCAAAGCCCTAGCTACCGACCAAGACTTCGCAGACCCCCTTCCTCCGTATATACATTTATAACGGCTTTTTTCAAATAGGCATTGCAATTTAACCGGAAACTCGGCTTTCTTAATTGCTTGGTCTATCTCATTCTGTTGCATTAGGCGCTATAAAAGATACTTGAATATGAGGAACAATTGCAGTTCCGTCTGCGCTTTCTAGGCTTGTAGACTGATGCGCTTTACCCTCTAGCCTGTCCATCAGCTCTTTAATCGCCCAAGGCTCACCTTCTTCGGCCTTAGTTACCAACTGCTCGGCAATCGTTCTGAGTCGATGTGGCTCTTGGGTTAGAACCATGCGAAGACGGTCAGAAAACATCCTTGACTTAGATGCGTTCTTGTTTCCGAGTGGTGCGCCTGTTGACATATTGTTTTAAGTTATAAGGTTTTGATTCTTAATTACTTTTAGTTATTAGTTGGGTTGCCGTTTATGTCTTGAATATCTAACAAATGTTCGTTTCCTGGGAATATAACAAAGTTTCTAGTTCCTTGTCCTTCATCCCTGCTATATTCGTCTAAATATTTTATTCCAGGTATTCCAAGATTACTTAAGTATTCGCTTCCTTCTTTACTTCCAGGATGTTTTGTATTGTTGTTATAAGGTGGTTTTTGTAAAACATTTGATATCCCAGTATAAATATCACTTCCTCTAGCCTCTTTCATTCCTGATGGTGTTTTTGTAATTCCAAATTCTTGAGCTGCTTTTTGTACATTTTCAGGTTGTTGGCTTAAAGGTTTATCCCAATCAAGCATTTTTCCAATATGTTCATCTGGCAAATCAATTTTATATAAACTTCCTTCGTAGGGCTTTAACCCTCCTTTAGATTTAATATCTTTTAAAACCGACAAATCTTCAGCAGCTAAATGAGAAACCGGAGAATTACCATAAGTTACTTCCATAGCCTTATTAATTGCTTCATCCAATTTACCACGATTTACCAATGCTCTTACATTTCTATGTTTTAAAGTAAATGGATCAAATAATTGACCACTTACATCAAAATAATCTTGAGACAACTTTTCTTGATAATCTTTACCTACTTTTGGGTTTTCAGCTACATAAAGTCCATGTCCATATGCTTGCGCTCCTTCTCCTGTTCCAATTTTTGCAGGATCAAACTTTGTAAACTTATAAGGAGATCCATGCCAAACTGTCATTCCACCTGGTGAATATCCTTCAGCCATTTGTTGAGCCAATGCCTGAGTATTAGGCCCATATCCTCGTTCTTTAGCTGCCTCTGACAAAGCTTGGTTATATTGTCCAGCCCTGTCGTTAGCATATCCCACCATTTGTTGCAGACTTGTACCCGGATTCTGAATTAAATCGCTTCCTCTGCGTTTTAATGAATCTATATAAGAATAAATGTCTGCAATATTAGGCATGATTAGGCTTGTGGAGTTTCAGTAGCCTCAATTGTAGTTTCTGGCGCTGGTTGTGCAACTGGTAATTGCTCATTAGCTGTTTTAGTTAACTTTTGAATTAATAACTGAATATCACGGGCTTTGTGCTCTAAAGCGGTGATAATTAGGTTTACGTCTTGGACTTCGTGTGTGAAATTAAACATTTTTACTCCTAGTTAAAAAAATTGTTGGTTCTGGCCTCCCAGGACTTGCACCTGAAACTAACTATAAGCCAGAGATTGTGGAATTGCACCACGAGCTAATCGTCTTACGACACCAACAAAAATGAGGACTAGATCATTGTTACCTTGTGCACAGGCTTCTCCCCAATCCTCATATTTGTTAGCCCTGCTTGTGTCTTCTTCCCGGGCCTTTTTTAGTGGCTTTTGGGTTCTTTCCTGATCGCCATTTCATGAATAAATGTTCATCCACACCCATAGCGACTAATAAATGTACGGCTAAATTACTCATTTTCTAATAAGTTCAAAAAATACAGACAACAATGCGCCAACATATAAACCCAATCCAGCGCCAACAAAAATACAAAATATTTGCCATTCTTCACTCATATTTTACTCCTAGCTTCAATTGCTTTAATTAATTCTTTATTTTGTATTGGAACTTGATTTAATTCATAAAGTATTATTTTTATAATTTGATTACGTTCTTCTTCAGCAGAAAGTTTTATAGCTAATTCAATAGGTTTGTCGTGCTTTTTAGTCGCCATTTTTTGTCTCACTAAATAATTTATAATAATCAACCCATCCAAAAGCATATTTGCTTGAATCTTTAGGCTGAACATCAGATTTATTATTGTTTGGCAAAGAAGTATGATTTAACAGCTTTATATCTGGCAAAGGTTTGGTAACCTGATTTAACAATAATTGTGTTGATATTGTCATTTCTTTGCGGTCTTTGCAGACTCTTTAAATGCTTTGGCAGTTGGCGCCCCCTTGGTGCCGGGCTTCCTCATGTGTTCAACGGGCTTGCCTTCGGCTTTTTCCTTGGCTATCCGTTCCTGTTTTTTATGAATATTGGCATAAAGCCCGTTTTTAGCCATCTTGTTCCTCCACAAAACAAATGTCTTGCCATGATAATACTAATAACTTATCGTCACCATCTTTAAAGTTGTGGTATTTTAGATACTCGTCTTTGTAGTCTTTAGCCAACGTGCCGAAATATACCTTATCGCCCACTTTTAAGCCTTCCTCGGCTGCTTCATCACCTACGGCCACTACATACCCAACCGTGTCCACTTCGGCCGTTTGAACGTACAACGCGCTTTGTATGCGCGGTATTGGCTTAACAATTAGTTTGTCTTTTATGGGCTTCATATACGGGTTACCTTTCTGGGGCGGCCACCCTTGTTTTTCTGTTTTTCTATGGTTACAACTGGTATTTTTGCAAATTCTTCCTCTAATTCGGCATTTGCAACCAAGTTTTCTATTGTGTCTGGCAAGTCGTAATGGGCTAGGGCGTGTTCACCGCACCATTCGCTACCATGCCTATTCTGGTACACCGGGTACCTACGGCAACTTCCTATGTTTAACGTTGGGTTTTGTATAAAAAACCGGCAACTACTACAATCGCTCTTAGTCATTTCAAGTCCTTATTACTTGGTTTGATTAGAAGCGCCCCTTAGACCGTTATCTTTGGGGCGTTTCGCTTTTTACATATCTTGAACGTGGGGCATACGCTCGTGGCTATAACAGTCGTGTTCCTTAGAACCTGTGTTAAATTCACCAGTACGGCCGTCATTCTTACCCATGTGGCTCATTTCACGGCTTCCGATGCCGTCCATTTTGCCCATTGCAACGCCACCGTTTAGCTTGGCATGGCGCTCACCGGTTTCGTCACTAGCGTTAGCACCTTTAGGCAATTTCTCGCCTGTTTCGCCTTTAGTTCCTTTTAGGCTGTTTGGGCCTTTTTCGCTACCCATTTTTTCGCCTGTACGGTCACTAGACTTAGCGCCTTTTGGTAATTTCTCACCG